CTGGAAAAACTGGACAATTGGACAACGCCAGTGTTTACTGACAAAATCAAGAGAAATCGTGTCCATTCTTTGTTTTTAGGGTCCATTTCAGTGGACGACAAAAAGGACAATGTCCAGTCTTTGAAAATGTCTAAGAAAAATCCAGGCAACAAAAAAGCGCTAACTTAGTAGCGCTTCCTAGATTAATCTTATTTTTTTAGCTAAAGATACTGGATAGAGCGTATCATGCCTCTTGGAATTTGGGTCGGATTGGCCACTAGTTTTTCACCCCAAGCTTCAGTCATGATTACTCCCTCGGGTAGATCTTTGATTACAAACCCTATCTGATGGAATAGATGGGGCGTATATTCTTTGATATGAACCAGCTCCATCCAAGGACCATCTGCAAGTTGAGTAGCGTCTTCCCAGACAACTAGAGCTAAAGGAGGTGCCCTAGGATCTATCTCCAACTTCTTCTGCGTCAAGGCAGATACCTGATTACGTTTGTTCCGGATACTTGATTGATTCTAAATGCCGTCATGCCTGCCAGATCTGGTATCCATCTTTGTTCATCTAAGACTACAGACTGGTACACTCCCAAGTTCCCAAACACAGATCCTCTTAAATCTCTACCGTCGATGACCAAAGTTCCTATCCCAGAAACCATAAACCTATAGAAGCTTGAAATGGCGTACCAAATTCTTGGAGTTATGATCGTCGGCGTAGTGACGTAAATAGTTCCATCTGGTAACGTTATGCTAGAGGTAGCAGGATTTGATTCTCTGTCAAACACCGGCTCACTACTATTAATAAATCCTTTGTAGTAAATCTTAGATTTATTTAAAGTATCTATAAGTATAAGCCTGTAGGAATAGATGTCGTGTTTAAACAACAGCGTATCGGCCGAGGATATCTCAAAGGTAACTGACCCCAGAGCAGAATAAGTTGGCGTAGTTTTAATTAAAACTAGCCTATCTTTATCTAAGTTATCGAAGATTTCTAACTTGTAAGTATAAAAGATAGTGTCTATCTTCAAACCGGCTTCATCTAAAAGATCGAACTGAAAGCTAGCGGTTACTCCCGGAGTTAGCTCTAAGCTTTTGTATTCCATCAATGAAGCTCTTTTTGATTAAACTTGTCCGGCATTGGTTGAGGTGGAAACTCAGAGATTACATCTATGCCTAATGGGCAACGGTGCATGAACTGAACGATGAAATGATCTGGGTTTTGCATATGATTGTTATTAATTACGATAGTAAACCCTACATCCTCTATATCCAGATCTGGGACCATGTAAGCAGCATCGGTCTGAACTTTGACGCCCTCTTTAACTAAAAAAGCTTTAAAGTTAGAAGTTTTACATTCTCTTACTAGGTTAAAACTTACTTTAGCTACTAATACATTTTCACTTACAGATACGATTCTTATCTTCTCATGCACCAAAATAGGGATGGAAAGGGCAGCAGCATACCATATAGCAGCTATCCCGGCCATACCTACTAATACTCCACCAACTCTTTTAAGTAAGCGACTAGATTTATCTGTCCTGTGGGATATTGCAAATCCCAAGGAGAATAACACTACACCAAGTATCGCCAATAAAATAGCCATATTTCAGTCCTGTTTTTCCTTGGTGATTTTTGATATTAACCAGTTCTTCAGGTCCCCGGCTCTACCACTAGTCCACCCAATGCTGAAGGAAACTGCCCCTAGAAGGGCATAGGCCGTCAACCCCGTTTGCTCTGGCAAATACTTCATTATTAAAGTTGTAATTATCCCTGTAAAAATAAAACTTAATAAAATGCCTCTAACTAGAAATACGAAACTTTTAAACAAAGTTTCTCGATTCTGTTCAGACATAGCTAAAAGTGTTCCAGCTATGCCTAGGGCGATTATGATAAAATACTCTCCAAGCAAAGGACCCATAGCTACAGTAGCCAGGGTAACCAAAGCAGATCCTGTACTGAGAATAGTTGTGTTAGGTTCAGCCATGTTTTCTATTTTAGACCAAGCCTTGATTACACTATTCCCGTCCACGTACCCCCGCGTCTTTGGTAAATTGTAGTACCGGCTCCACCATCGCTTCGGAAATAGATATATCCATCCAAACCCTCTCCATTGCTAGGAGCACCAGTCCCAGCCGTAATTTTTACTCCCGTTTGAGTAGCCCCAGCCGGAGTTGGAGGAAATACCGTCATCAAAGGTGTTCCCGCATGAGTGGGGACAGAAGCCCCAAGAATATCCAAGGCTAAAAGAGGGTTGACCGTGTCAATTACGTCTACATTTACTTGTGATGCCATTTTAATATCCGATTGCTAAAAAGTCGATGTTACATTCATTCGCTATAGCTCCAGATTCCTGGACTAAGTAAGTAACCCCGGTTGTATTATAGGAAGTCGCAGCTGCTGTAATATTATGGATTTGACCTGCAGGAACCCTAACGGACACTAGCACTGCTACACAAGCAGATTGAAATCCCCCTGAACCCGGTGCTAAAGGCCAGGATATGGTTCCAGTATCTCCTGGGACACCTGCTGAAACATTGGGAATATTAACAGTTGTCCACTGCATTATTAACCCTCCTGGAAACTTTTGGTAGCCAGGCATGGATTGAGATTGAACTGTAAAATTAGTTAAGGCTGTATCTAGCTGCTGCTTGGGCACAGCGTGCATATTGGCAGAAGCATTAGCGTTCAAAGTTAAATGACCGGTCATCGTACTGCCGACCTTAAGCACGACATCTGAGACTTCCGCCAAGGTTGAACCTAGATATGTAGGAGGATTGAGGCCTTGAAGCTCTACTTCACTAGTACTACTAGGAGTAATTGTGTTTACTGTTAAATTTGACATTTAGACTATACTCCAAGCAGATCCAGCCGGGACTGTTACATTAACCCCCGGAGCTACGGTTACAGGTCCCGCACTCATTGCGTTTCTACCGACCGGTATAGTGTAGTCATACCAAAGATTGGCATCGTTTTCAAGAAAGACTCTGTCGGAGTTGGTTCCCTTAGCTGGCTTCCAAGAAGAAATGCAATGATAAATTTCATAGGTCTCTGCACCGCCGGGGATAGATGGTAATGCGGTAAGCCAGGAAACTGAATTGGCAGCTATTGTTAAAAACCTTGTCAGTCCAATGTAAACCCCAGAAGTAAACTGAATAATATACGCATTGGCAGTTACGTCTGTTAACCTAGCGCCTATCCCAGAAATATTAATAGTAACAGTAGAAGCCCCACCTTCAACAGTGCCGACTATGATTCTATCTGGGTAGTTCAAGAACTTCCAAGTAGTACCATTGGCAATACCTACGATTGGAGCACCGATTGCGTCTGGTGAAGCACAGACTACACTGTTACCGTCGGTGTTAGCAGGAGACTGTAGATTTTCTATCGAAGCTACGGGGGCTAATCTATCTACTAACCTAGCCATTCCAACGATATTACCTTGGGTTAATCTATTTTCTACTGAAACCGTAGCGGCAAAGCCGTAGGCGCTAGTTCCATTTTGAGCCCTGTCACAGCTTGTAAAACTATTACCAGAAACACCATTAACTTTAACGATCTCTATGTTAGTATCGTCTTGAATCGTTACAAAGAAGTGATCTCCAGGATTTGTAGGGGTAGGAAATCCTACACTGCTAGCTACTGGAATAGTAGTATCTCCAGCTAGAATAGGCGCAGTCAGCGCCGTCCTAGCGTTATTGGAATAAAGTGTTGTACTTTTTGTCATATATCAAAATTAGCCGTTGAGGTTTCACCAGTCAGATAGGCCGCCTTGAAGGTTTTTACATCGTCCACTATCTTAGCCCGAACCGGTTCAGGGTCTACATCTATACTGAAGGTTTTAGTGCCTTGACTGTACTTTAGAAACTTATTTCCAAAAATACCGATAGGGGCTCCAGGGGTATGTGTTTGAAATCTACGATAGTCTTCTAAGGTACAAACTCCTTGGTACTCCCCTATCCCAGCTCCAGTATTCTCAAAGACGAAAATATCTCTGGGTATAGTTGAATCCAAATTTAACTGGAATTCCAGTACCCACATATTGTTTTCGATCTTAGTAATAATTTCTAAGTTAATCATAGCATTTTAATAACCCACTCTAGATTTAAAGAAAAGCTTGACTTCTTTAAAATTCTGGGGAAAGTTTTGATATTAAACATATCTCCGGATACTGCAAAGAATCCAGCCTCGTTGATGTATTCTCCGTTAGCCACACCATTATCCACGTTTGCCATCAATGTTATACTCGGAATAGTAATGTCTTCATCAGTTTTAAGAATAGGCACTGAGGTTATTGGATCGTACAAGTCAGTCATATCTCTAGTTGGAACTTGGGGAAAGACTCCGCCAGGATCAATAGCCCCGCCCCGCCCTATCTTCGCATGAGACAGTGGGTTGCCGGAGACAGAAGTATAATAAAGCTGGTTTAGTAGAATAGACTTGCCGGTAGTAACTATCAGGTTTTTACCTTCAAAGACGATTTCTTTCTTACCATCAAGATAAGTCTTGTAAATTCTCAGTTCTCCAACAGGACCTGAGGTAATCTCTTGGAAATTCATATGTATATTTCGTTTATGGGATGAGAGTTGATAGATCTTAGTATAGTATTTATCTGAGTAATTGTAAAGCTCAATTCCTCTATAAATCCAAACTCGTCTTCTCCCATATCTATTCTCCAGACAAATACGGCCTGAGTGTGGGTAGGCTTGCCTTTGGAGAAAATGTCTGATAAATAATCAAAATAGGTGTTATCTTGGAAGGATCCTACGTTGATGCGGATAAGAAAAGTATTTCTATATAGGTATTCCGTCATCAGCTGGTCGAATCTATTTCCTACTTTTGCGAATCTATCTAGTTGACTTTTCGGCTTGTGCCTAATGATATCAGCCGGAATACTGACATTAAGCCACCATTTACCATCAGAAATAAAATCTTTTAACTCAATCCACTTAGCTATGGATACGCCTACTCCAACTACGTCTCCTACTCCGACTGCAGGAGTGACTCCCATCGGTAATAAGTACTCTCTATCATCCGTGATTATTAAGTATTGTCCAGTATCTACCTTAAGTCTAATATCAAGTACTTCACTTTGAGTTCTAGGTAAGGGTATGCCTAAGACTAGGTTTAGACCTTGCTCTAACACTGTTTTAGTAGGCCCATTTATATATAAGTAGTACAGCCCGTATATGAAGTTTGAAAATTGATCTGAAGAAACCTCCGGTCTAACTCCTAGAAGTTTACCGTAGTATTTATACATCAGTTGCTCATCTATAGCTACGTCCGTAGCCCAGATAGCGTACTGGATAGCTCCAGATTCCAAAGGCCTCTGACTAAACTTATATTCAGAAATAGGCCTAGCAAATCTAAGAATACAAGATTCCGTATCCGACTGGGTTATAGTGAAATCAACCTCTGCTTCTAATAATAAGGTGGGCAGGAAGGGTCTATTGGCTAAAAACTTAGCGGAATTATAGGGCTTATTTATCTTGAATTCTGGCAGCCTTCCTAATTGATCTATATCATTTATCAGTATAAGCTCAAGCCCCGAACCTACATTCTCTTGAATACTGGCTAGGGTCATAGAGGAAGTTAGTTGTAAAAATTTACTGTATACTTCACTTGCCTTGACGGCATTAGTCTCTAGCATCAAGTTGAGAGTATCAGTATCCTCGAATATGAATGTAAAAAAATCAGAAAGGCCATATAGGTACGACAAATTCCTATTGTAGGAACCTACATCGATGCCATCCAAGCCAAACGAGGAAAGAGGAATCGTCATACCGCAGTGAAGCTAGTTTGCACATCCCCTACTAAAAAGATTGTAGTAGAGTTTAAAGGTTTAATAACGTCAGTGGTAGTTCCTGTTTGAACTGGGAACAAATCCTTAGTATAGTAGGAATAAGCGATTCCAATCGGGGTTTGAAGCTTTGATATTCCCTTGGCAGTAATCTCTGAAGTTAGGTCGGCAAGAATAAATTCCTGTCCCGGCAGTAAAGTTTTCAAGAAGTTATCGGCAATGGTATATATTTCCCCGGTCGTAGGAGCTACGATGTCATATACAACCAAGTCTATATCTAAGATACAGATATCGAAACCTCTAGCTAGTAGATCTGCACTTATAACTCTATGCTCCGGGACATCTAGGTAGGACTGAATCGAGTCCAGGTTAACAAACTGGCTGAGAACCATGGTAACTTTTTCATTAGCTTCACCAATTCCGAAGTCCAAGGTTAATTCTTGCCTATCTGAGAATCCAACATCTTTCGACGGGGCAACAAATTCTATAGAGTAGCTCGTCGAGAGGGCCCCTTGACTAACATAGTTAGGTAAATTCTCGCCTAGGATAACTGTATCTTGGTCTACGATTTCAGTAACTATTTGGTAGCTATCTGCCCCATAAGAATTACCCGGCCATCCTACGGTCTTGACCATTCTCCCCACCGTTAGACAGTGACTAGGAATCGTCAAAGTTAATACGTAGTCCGGACCAGCTCCCTGTACTAAAGTAACGTCTGCCCTAGTAGAGTACCCACTAAAAGAATATGTAAATGCAGTAGGATAAGTAACTGTATCGGGATCTGGACCTTCAGAAACATCGCTTTGTTCTAACTTATAGACAGGACCATAAACTTTGCATTGGCCATTAGCATCTAGGGTGTATTGAACTCTTTTCTCTTCTAAGACTTCCCCGCAATGTATATCGGCAGCCCCTCCTTGGTGGACAAAGATATCTTCCTCTACAGCCGATACTATTGGAGCTAATAGTGCTCTAGGAGCTATTGTGACCGGTAGAACTACTTTGAAGGAATCTTGGTTTATAACTGTACTGATAGGCTGTCTCTTAACTACTAGCGGAGTGCCTCCCCCCGACTCAACTACATCTACTAATTGGTCTTCTAGAAACCCATGATCCGTTAAAGTTACCGTTATAGTAGTGTCTCCGTCCGAAAGTACCATAGAGGTACCTGTTACTCCTACCCCCACAGAACCCGCTACTTCGACTTGATCCCTGAAGATTTCAGCATCGCCAGCACCTATTACTTGTATACGATTTAAGTAATTAAAGTCTTGTCTTAAGAGGTTATCAATACTGGGTTTATTGATTAAATTTCTAGTACTAATAGCAGTACTGGCTCTACTTATGAAGATTGAATTTGTCTCAGGATCCGTACTTGCTTGTTTTAAATAGTTAATTTCTCCATGGAGGAAATATGGATCAAAATTACTGAAGTAAAGCAAGCTTCCAGTACTGATATTATATTGACTTCCAGTATCTGCAGCGAGTAAATCCACGTCTAAATAATACTCGTTCTGATATAGGTCTAGTATTAAGGAATTAGCCGGATAAGTATATGAGATTAATGGGAAGAATAAAGTAGTTCCATCTGTAGAGAAACTAGTACTAGTAGTTAAAGTTACGGCCTTAGCCCTGGCAAAATAAAGTCTTACGTTGATTACCGCTTGGCTACCTAGGTTCCTAGTTAAAAATAGATTACTTAAAATGTTATCGACTAGTTCTGGTGGCGTAGTATCATCAACGTTAGCTATGGTATTCTGAGCGAAGTAATAATCAAAGCCTTTCTTACAGATAGCTAAAAGGAACGAAGATGGTCTCAGGACTAGGTCCCGGACTCCAGTCCCCTCTCTGAGATCTAGATCTGGAAAGTTAGCTTCTAGAATCTGTTTAGCTAGTAATTCGGCTTCAACAATGTCTTGTTGATCTGGTTGAATCCCTGCTATTACTGTGTATAAGTCTGACATAATCGATTTAGTTTAGTCCGAATTCGGGGAAGGGAACAGCGACGGAGGCGAACTGTCCAGCCATTGTTGTAACTTGTAAATATAAAAATATCCCTTCAGGTATTCTATCTATTCCTAGGATTTCTACGCTATCCAAAGCCGAACTTAGATCGACCGTGTTTACATTCAACATGCTCCTAACTTGGTTAGAGCCGTCTTTAATTGTATCAGAAATATCGCTTACCAAAGCATTGTCATCAGTAAGCTGATTAGCATTAACAGTTAAGCTGGGGAAGAAAGTACCTCTACTGGGATAGAATAAATCACTTCCTTTTGTAGTAAGCAAGACCTTGAGAAACGTTTGCACAACTTTCTGCAATCCTGTAATCTTCATAGGGGTATCATATAGGCCGAAACTTATTTTGCCTTCTGGGAACGTACCCTCGATCTTAACCATGAGTAAATCATAGCTACCCCCTACTTCAAGGTTATTAATTGTTCCAATTCTACCTGAAGTCATTTAGCATTGTGCTCCATTAGTGGGGGCGCCTTTTATTACCCCTAGGTAATAACTACCTGATTGGTTATAGAAGTTAGCTTCATCGGCACATTCCCCAGCATAGTTTTCATATATTTGGCTTTTTCTCAACACAGCTATATCCAACTCTCTACTGACTGCAGCCATAGTTGCTATACTTTCCTGTGCTGCCCCTATCTGGTATCCCACTCCACCTTCAGCCTGGGTAGTACTGAAAGTTAAAAGTTCTGCGTATTCAAAGTTAGTAGGAAGCGTAAAAGGATCTATAGGTGCCGTGTCTGCTGTGACGTGGGTACCTTGGTCCGTAAAGAAAGTCTTTATGGCGTCGAATGCATTACTAACTTCGGTGAAGATAGTCATAGCCTTAACTCTCTTTTCAAAGCCGTAATCTTATCTACTAATTTATTTTGTAGATAGTTGAGTCTATTACTATTTACTCCAAGCTTGGCGGCTAACTGAGTAGCGTTCATTTTACCTTTATTATAAAGAATAGTCTTCTCTTCCTCCGAGAGTCGGGAAATCAAAGCATTCATCAATAAGGTGTCATCAGAGAACTGAGAAACTTCAGTAGCATGCTCTTGGCTGCCTTCTAAAAGATCAGAATAAGTTCTCTTTTTAAACTTGGCTACTAATCCTTTCGACCAGCCTAGATGAGCGGCCATTTCCTCTTCTGTAGGTTCTCTATTATGCTCTTCTGTTAATTGCTGTAAGCTGTTGTTGTACTTGTTCCAGTCATACTTCATGTTTTCCGGCAGTCTTGCAGCTAATTGGTACTTAGCATTAAGTCTACGAACGCGTTGGAGATAGTTGGTAACGTGAGTACTTAAGGCAAATCCCTTTTCAGGTTTAAAAGTCTCAACGGCCTGGATAGCCCAATTCTTACCTTCAGCATTTAAAGCTGTGATAGGCAAAGTCCCCGCCGCTCTACTAACTTCTCTATAAATAAGAGGAGATAGGTGATTGACCAGGTTAGTCATATCCGTCCTGGACTTAGTCTTAGCCCATTGGTTATATAGCTCCATGTCTTTCGACTTGTAGTCTATTTTTTCTGGAATAATAGGGGAGGGAAAATCATCTAATTCCATTTATACACCATAAACCGGGTAATTAGAATACACAGAACTGACATATGAAATCATGAAAGCTTGAAGTTGAGCACTAAACCTTTGATTAACGTAACATTCGGGGGCAGAGCTGGTATCGCTCATGACTCCGGTAACCCTCATATTAGTAGGCAGAGGTTGCACGGCTGGCATGCCAGCATGGGCGGATTCGACATCAGGTTTCATGGTTGTATGTTAGTTTTTGATGAAGTCTTCTGTATCCATATAGTCTAAAAATAAACTGGCTCCTGGTTCTAAGAAGAAATTTTGAGCCAGTTTAGGATTAACGTAGTTTACAAAGGAATCATTATATAGTAAAGGGTTTAGATCTATAAAGTTATAACTGAACTTGTTAGAAATACTATCTTTACTCTCTATAGGCCTAGACACTAATCTTAAGTTGCCTACCGAAGTGTAGTAATCATCTTCGATTCTGGCCGAATTTTGCCGAGGCTTAATACTAGGTAGCATACCTTCCCCAGGCAGTACCTTGGGTATGAGGGTACCCGCTTTGCGCTCTAATGGGTAAGCTCTCCCCGAAGAGAAGTGCAAAAGATCGTCAGGAGCAGCAGCTCCGACCCCTAGAACCTCTCTGTAGAACTGATCAGCTTGAGCTTTAGCTTTAGGATTTTGGATTAAGACCGACGCCGTTGACTTGACTACACTTGTGTCACCAAATTTAGCTTGAGCATATTTTTCCTGATCAAATTCTGCATTGGTCATACCTAAAGCCATTGATAGGAATGGAGGTATTGGGGGAATATAGTAGTTTGAAAGTTCAGCGTAAGAGACCGCGTTAACGAAAGATATTGTCGTGGTTACGGACCTGTCCGTAATGATATGAGAAACCCCGGTACAAAATCCGTGAAAGCTGGGATGATTGGGGCTGTCATCGATAATATCGATAGGATAGCCGGGGATGACGTAGGGGTTAAATAATGCTTCAATAGTTCCACTTCTTGACGCAGCCACTCTTTGAGAATATTCATAATCTATGCTTGAATACATTACCCTTTCATGGGGGAAAATGTTTTTATTAAGAGGATCGAAGGGGTTCAGTCCTTTTTTGTAAGGTTTTGGAACATTGGTCACCGTTCCATCTTCTTCTGTAATCTTGTTGCTGTACCTGGATTCCCACTCTGCGGCAATGGCTATCATGTCATTGTATTCGTCAGAACCTAGTTTCGGGGAAATTTCCTGATTACCCTGTGGACCCTGGCTTGACTTATCACTTGCTAAAATGACTAGCCACCAAGGCAGAGCAATCTTTTGATGACGAATACCTACGCCTTGTTCATACTTACCAGGTATGAACCAAGAGTTGCCTTTAGTATCTGATATGTCTAAATTAATCGGTTCAGTCAAGAGAGGATTGGGCATACTACCGTTAGCAGTTCTAACAATAGATGGTAACTGGTCTCTCTTAGCAAGCACAGAATTTAAAGCTACTGCCTCTCTAAAAGAAGGAGGACCTTTAAAGCTTACCCCCATCTTAGTTTCCCCCTCGCCAGGGTAAGCATCATGAGTAGCGGTAACTCTAGTGGGTACAGCACCGATATCTTGATTTACTTGGATACCGGTATACATCCTTGGTAAAATAACGTTGCAGGTAGGGCTATAGTAGAATGGTATCTGCGGCTTGACTATAGTTTCTATAGCCATTTTCTCTACGCCGGCTTTATTTACTTCATCTACGTACTTTGTAGGATCTACGTTTATCTCAGCCGGACTAGCTAGTGTAATTATGTCGTACCTATTATTAAAGTAGAATTCGCCGAGTAACCTGTCGAAAGAGGTTAATTCCCCAGAAAATCCTACCATATTGCTTAGATTTCTAACCGTCAATTCACGTTGAACAGCAGAAATCATAGAAGTTCTGCAGTATGGAGGAACTATGATTTTTACTAAATTAGATTCGATCGTACAATACGGCTCTTTAGTTGTCTGTAACTTGGCTTCTAAAGTTGGGTGACCGCTCATCCGTCTAAAGAAAGATAGTCCTTCTTCAAACAGGGGGATGTACATCTTGGACATGGCGATATTATCGAATTGATGTAGATAAGCGCCTTTTTTCAACTGGTTCCATAAATTAGCTGCTACCCCTGGCATGCCCCAATATCTTTTTTCAAGAGGGGCCAATTTGATATCTAATTTATCAACAGGAAGATTACCCGGACTTAGTCTATTGGCTGCGGCATTCTGAGCAGTAATACGTTGATCGAAAGTACTGACTCCATTTACTCCTGCCATAGCCATGATAATCATGGAATTGGAATTAAAAGCTCCAGGTTTTACACCTTGATTGATATTTGGATCTAGCTGGGTTTCATTCTGCGGAGATGCCCATCCAGTAAAATCCAAGGTTAACTGGTTTAATAAAGTATTCTTATGCTCGCAGTGAAATGTTATATAGGTAGAACCTTGCTGCCTACTTTTCGAATAAGAGCAAGAAACGATTCTCCCCCAGAACAAAAGCCTATCACCTCCATAATTATCATCACGATAGAAGATGTGAACTTTAGGTTCATAGCCTTTGGTAATATCTAATAATCCACTCTCTGGTGGAATCTGAATATCTGCCATCGGCTTGGCACCATAGGCTTGAGAAATAGAAATAGACTCGAAGACTACTTGGACGCCTTCAATATATAGTTTGAATTCCGGTGCAATAACGTCGGTATTATTCTTCGCAGCATTGACTGGAGGCTCTTTAGTGGCCCCATCAAAAGTGGTGAAAGAGTAATAGTCTTTATCGAATTTTGCCATGTTAACCTAAAAAGATAGCCCCTAGAATTACAGCAAATAATGCTTTTTCTACAGGGTCTTTGACTGTCAACAAGTATTGTACAGAATCTTCTGCCTTAGCGGGAGAATTTCTTATATCTTCTATTAAGCTCTTTAAATCTTCTTCTGGGATCACCGAAGCTAAGACTGTCTTTTTTATCGGCAACAAAGTTTTAGCTAATTGTTTGACACCTAGTAGCGATCCTGAATAAGTCCCTGAAAGCCAATGAAAGAACTGAGAATTGGAGTAGACAACATATTTGATCACAAAAATAGTATTGCCTGGTGCAGGGACATTGAGAGTTAAGGTAGATCCTGAAACTACATATTGAGATTCATCGATCAGATTTCCGTTTTCAAAAACATAAAGTACATCGAACTGATCCGTACTATAGGCTAGTGGAATAACATTTTGACCGACCATTATCGGGTATTGACTATTATCCAAAATTAGTTCCGGTACTATTTGTAGAATGCTGTTCACGGGAGGAATAGCTAATCTAGGTCTAGATGCAGCAGCACATTGCCTACAGATGCCTCCTTCAGAAATACAAGTCTCTATTCCCCTGACGGGTACTACTACCTCCCCAGCAGTAATTAAAGTTCCCAGCCTGGCAGAATCTATTCTCAAACCTGTTTCTACTTCAACATTACCCTCGGCCCTAAAGGAGATTGGAAAGGGATATCCTAGCAGCGTTCCACAATCCTCTTCTACCAAGGTCAATCTAGGTTTTAACAAAGATTGAGCTGTGCTATATAGCAAGGTGGGGGTTGGCTGAATCGTGTCTAAGACAGATTCAAACAAAAGAGTGCTGGAGAAGTTCCTGGTCATAAGACATTAGCAGTAGCTGCAGAGTACTTGGTCCCTCTAACTAGAATTTCCTGCTTAGACGGAACAGGTTTTTTTAGGATTAGCAAAGAAGGCCTAACGTAGGGTGGCTTAGGAGACAGTCTCAGCCATGGAGTATCTGAGGTTATAAATTGGCCAGAAAACATCGTTCTAACACTATGCATGGCAGAGATTGGAGCAGTCGCTATTACCCCGGCGGCTAACTTGAGAGACTTTATAGCTACTTTGAAATCGGATTGAACACCTCTTAGTTGACTGGTAACGTTTCGTCCAACGTCTAGAATCGAATTATTAACCAGGTTTACTAAAGCTATAGCTTCTTTTGAAATATTAGTAATATCTCGAAGAATATTTCTGACCGGATCGATCAAAGCATTGAATATGTTATTAACCTGGTTTTTAGTATTTGTTACTAACTTTGTTAGACTAGAAAGAATGCCATAAATGGGGGAAAATAGGTTAGTTCTAATTCCATTCAGAGACGAGGTTACTGTTTGGAATAATGCCGCTGTTCTTACGCTGTTAAAGAAATTATTCTCTTGAGTAATCCACCCCTCGATGCTGGATTGATACCCACGTAATGACTGATTTCCAGCAAGTAACATAGTTCCAAACGTACCGCCTACCCCTGTACCTAAAGCAGATAGGGCCGCGCCTCTGCTTCTTAGAGAAACTCTAGGATCAGAAATAGCCCCTTGTAGAGTTGCCACTTGACCTTTAAGGTCATTGATTTGACTTTGGGTCATAGCGGTCATTTTAGGAAAGTCAATGCCTTGAACTTTATTACTATTAATCAAAGGGCCAGTAGCAGCCTTGGGCTCAATAAGCTTGGCAATGAACTGGAATGTAAAGGGGATATCCACATCTCTACTAGAGTCTTGTCTCCAGGAAAAGGCTGAGATAGTCCCGGTCAAAGTCATGTTCGGCAATACCAACTTGATTAATTCGTAGTTCTTGGCAGTTTGGCTTCCCCGCAAAAAGTCGCTGTACATCTTCAACCAGTCAGTAAACCAGTTGTTGTCAGGGCTATCAATTAAAACCCCTGAAATGTTAAAAATCATCGGTTGACGGCCGAAGTAATAAACAACTTCACCATCTCCGAAAACTTCAGAGATTTGAACTTTTTCACTTAAGTCGCAGGCTACGCCAGTAATAAGGAACTTATCGTATCCTCTGACCGTGTTGGAAACAGTTCCTGAAGCCGTGGCTACAATACTTTCGGACCCTATTAAGTCTTTATAAGTTACATCTCGTTTTGTAGAACCAGAAAGATATTCTTTCTTCTGGGTTTCACTGGTCAATAATTTTATATAGGCCCAATCTCCCCGATCCCCGCCGCCTTCGTCTCCGAAAATCTTATAGGAACCATCAGGATTCGTTTGTGTTTTTGCAGCGTACCTAGCCCTGTTAGTAAACAGTCTTTCCGTCTGTACTATTTTCCCATCACGCTGAAGAATGTTTCTAGTAGTTTCCCTAGCAACATTATGCACTACGTCAGTGTTAAGCGCCGTCTCTTGATAATCACTCATTACTCATCACCCACGACTTTAAAGTCAATTAAGTTAACAGCGGAGTTTGTCAATAGAGATTCTTGTTGGCCAAGTATACCTCCGAACTGCAACGGTATGTATCTTAGCCCGACTGCATCAGCCCTAAGTTGTTCACTGATAGACTTGATTCTTTCATAGTATAAATTAAGCGGAGTCAGGGCAATTACCTGTGGACTGACAGAGTTTTTAGGGGGTTGTTTTAGGATGGTCATTATTTACCTAATCCTTTCTGATGTCCAAATGCATTTGCTATACCTTGTCTAATAGCACCGCCGCTCCCAGAATCTTTATCAGGATTGGTGGCACCTACAAACTTATTTACGGCTTCAGCAAATTGTTTATGAGCATCTACATAGGATTTATAATCAATCTGAGATCCAGACTGTCTCTCTACGTCTGAAATACTCTTGTCCGCAGTAGACATAGTAGCTAGTGCTCGTCTAATTCCTGCATTAGAGCCATTAGGATCTAAATGAACCCCTTTTCTAGCAGCTCCCGCCAGGGCCAAAGCCTTGACTTTACTTGCTCTATCGGTCGATCCAAGTCCGGACATACTTTCATTCAGGGCTGCGTATTTTGGATCGGATCGTACCTTCTCTACGTTTACGGCTAAGGAGCCCTCTTCCATAAACAAAGATCTGGCTTGGTCTTCTATCGTCATTGCAGCTTTATTAGAAGACTGATCTGCTTCAGAAAGCTGAATTACATTCCTCTTTGCTGCATTAGCAACCTTATAAAAAATGTCTAAGTTTTCATCCAAACTCTCAAGAGCTTTTCTAGAGACAGGATCAGATTGAGAGGACAAAAACTTAGCAAATAACTCTTGAGACTCGGGGCTATCAAAGCCAACTTCTAGTAGTTTCCTGGCTTCAGCAGAACCTTCCCCACCTCCACGAGCAGCCCTATCCAGGCTAGAAATAATGGAGAAGACATCTGCACTGCTTTTAGCAACTGATCTACCAGAATTCCTATCTACTCTGTTATTTCTACCTAATTGGTCTTTGACGCCCTCCATATTCAGGCCAAGTCCGCCTACAGATTCTTTTTGGTAATCACGAACCGTAGTTCCGTTCATCATTACATTCCAACCAGTAGTTAGACCGTCTGCAATAGAGCCGGCAAAGTGAGTAACTGGATACGCTAAAGTTTCTGCGGCCCCAGATAACGCGGACTTTACTCCTCTCGTCACCCCCGCAACTGTCCTTCCAACGGGGCCTCCCCATAGCATTTCTTGATTAGTCACTTGAAGAATCTGTTCTCTAGCTTGAGCCCTCATAGCCCTCATAGATTGACCGGCTGTCTTAGGATCAGTTTGACTAGCTCTCATGGACATATAAGATCTAATCTGCTCTGGGGTCATGAAATTACCCATGATAGCAGCTACTTCATTAGGATCATATCCATTAGGTCCTGGCATCCTGCCTTGAGCCCTGAGAATTTCTATAGCTTGTCTTTCAGCAGCCATAGGGCCTTCACTTTGAGATTGGTTACTACGTAGAAGGTCTCCGTGTAGGGTCATAGATCCAATCATCCCTAGAGGATTTTGTGAAGCCATGTTTCCAAAAGTACTAACGTTCCCTACTACGTTATTACTACGACCTCTACCTTGGTATTGGTTGAAGAGACTCATCATGTTGTACATAGTACTAGATGAACCTACTTGACCGGCAAGGGAACTTTGTGTAGCTCCTTCTAAACCACCCATCCTAGCTAACTGAGCAGTAGACATTAGTCCGGATCTTTGAGCAGCAGCGAAGCCAGAATAAGCATTTGCAGCAGCGACTTGACCTAAGTACGGCGTTAAGCCATTCATCTGGAACATGTATTGACCTTGCTGACCTACCGTGTTCATAATACGTTGAACGGAAGCTCCTGCTGCACTGGCATACATTCCAATAGCTCCATAAGCGCCCATGGCTACAGAACTGGATCCGCCAGTTATACTAGCGCCTCCCAGTCTAAGTTTGGCTAATTCTTCTATTGCTGACTGAATATTTGGATCCTTGGAGATAGCTACAATTGTCTTTATTTGAGCTGCGATAGATCCAACTTGCTTGAGGATATCTCCAGTGCTATTAGCTTGATCAAACAAGCCGGCCCTCATGCCCATCGAAGCAATTCCACCAATCTGGTTAGCTCCAAAGGTCATATCCCGCATGCCTAGACTATCTATACCTGAACCTAGGGTTGCGGACTGTCTACCTCCCAATCCCCTACCTGAAATAGGATTGCCTCCGCCGGAAAATGTAATCCCTGCAAAGTTATCTTGCACTATCTCAGCCATCTGTCGAGATCTAATGTATGGTTGGAATACGCCACGCTCTACGGCATGCATTACCCCTGCACCAATACCGATCGGAACCATGAAAGATCCAAACATACCTGCCGCACCTGCGGCCATACCCCCAGCACTTGCCCCCATACCAGTGGCCATGCCGATACCAACGTTTCTACCAAATCCACCTAGAACAGCCTGACTAACACCATAGACTACTGCTGGGGCTATAAATCTCTGTCCAATCTCTGCTGCAGAATCTACAGGCTTGTGGGCTACGGAGTTAAAGGCATGTTGATTATTCCCTACAGGATTACCCCAGTAAGGATCCCTATGGAATGGATTATATAGTTGGGAAATACCTCCCATGAAACTAGGTTTCTGATAGGCAGCATATGGGTTAGGCCCCTGATAAGCCGGTCTATATGGAGCATCATATGCCGGAGTCTGATAGTTAGGATTAGCACCCCACCCCGGATAGAGGTGGGACACATTCATCGGATCCTTGAAGTTATTTGCAGACTGGTCCGAGTTACTCTCGAACATTCCACCAGAGACGCCATATGGATTCAATTTCTAAGCCTTAATTAGTTGTTCATATTTTAAGGGGACTTTTTTAGGCTCTTTTAGTCTTCTCGGCTTTCTCTGTTCTTGGATTGAAAAGATTAGGAAGATCTTTGACAACCAATTTCCCATCCTTGTCTTTACTAAGTACAGGCTTGCTATCTTTGATGACTTCAGCGTAGAACTTCTGTAGCTTAGCTTCTTCCTTGTCTTCTGGTAACTCTTCCTGGCCGAGCATGAGCATGACGTACTCATCGAAGATCGTCTTGGCTTGTTTATCCCAGGCTCTCTTGGAAGAATCGTCGACCATGCTAGCGCTTGCCATGGTTATTAGCAGAATCAACTGATGTTTTTTAGCTTCTACCTTAGCTTCGTGCAACAGATAGTTACGGTACACAATGTCCCTGGGACTTCCTAGGGCGGGTACCTTAAGTCCCCGGAAGTGCAGCTTCATTCGCTGCAAAGCCCAGGGATGCGTTAAAAATTTTTCTCGCCTTCTTCGCAGGCTAAAGCTACTTTACGATCAAATCTTGCCATGAGATTAATAAGAACTCCGACAATAGGGCCTGGAAGCTTTTCTATGATCTTCGTTCTATCTTCGAACTTCATACCGGTCAAATCCACTTTATTGTAAGCAGCCAGGGAGTACTGTAAATTCATAATAGAACGCATAGTTTCTACAGAAGAAATTAGATTAAGTCCAGCTGAATCGATAGCTCTTTGAATCTTATTGATATCCTCTGCAGTCCTGGTTCTAAATGAAACCGGGATTCGACCACGAATCAAATATTCTTCAGAATACTCTTCAGAGAAGATAATTTCATCGAAGACTCTAAGTAATTCTTCTTTTGAATACTCAGGAACTTCTTTACTATCATCTTCTTTCAAAGGCTCTTCCCCCTTGAGAGTAGTGGGGTCGATACTGGGTTTTCCTACCGGTCTCTTGGCCGGACCATGTGTGGCACCTTTACTAGTTTGCGGTAATTCAAAATCTGACATTGTTATAATCCTTAATTAAGTACTAGGATTATAACATGAACTAATTTTCCCCGAAAGTAAATAAATCATCTTTAACAGCTTCTTTTTCTTGATAGATAAACTCGCCCTTGACAATCATGTAGGCAATGCCACCAAACACCAAGGAGTGTAAAAAGTCATCGGGACTATCTTCGTCTCTTCTATAAAGTCTTCTACCAGCCAAAGATTCTTCTTCATATACATGAAGAGCATCCTGCCAGAAGGGATCCATGACTTCCCATCGGGGACATTCTAATCTAGACATACCCATTTTTACTCTGGTTACTGCCGTGTCTATGGCCAAGGTTCTATCTGCTGCAAAGTAATTACCCTGTCTATCGAACCTGAGGTTGGTCTTGGCTGCTACGTAGTTAACCATGCTAACCCTGTCATCGCCTAAAGCTCTTTTTAGTAATTGACCTTGGAATACTCCAACGCCCCGGTCCCCGGCTAAATGAGTACATTCGAATTGATTGAATACGTCGATGACTCTTTCTACTTGTTCCAAGAGATCTAGGCCATCTAATTTTTGAGCATACAAAACATAAGCTTTTCCATTAAAGTCATAGCCTTTCACCGTCAACACTGTGTGACTTTCAGTCGATCCAGTCACGCTCCAGTCTACGCCCATAACCGTGACAATAATATTTCTACCATCATGAGGGAAAGCCTTATCAAACTCTTTCCTGTTTGGGTTACAGACAGCCATAACCTGCTTGAGAGAAAG